GTTCACCAAGAACATTAGAAGCGCCAGCGGGACCGTTAGTACCCTTAAACAAAGAACCAAACGGACTAGAAGCCTGAGAATCTTTTTGAGCCATTTGCTGCATCTTCAGTTGAAGATTAAACATATCCATCATACGATTGTATTCTTTTTCTTCTTGCGAAGCTATACGTTCTTGATCCTGTTGCTGAAGTTGAGCAATAGCCGCTGAAATAGCCGATTCTTTACCGGCTTCATAACCACCGAGCTTAGCATTAGCACCCTGTAGATATTCTTCTAGTTGTGCACCAATATCATTAGAAGCATTAATACCTGCAAGACGTGTGTTATTTGAAGTCTGCTGGTTATAAGCCTGATCAGACTTAGTCATTTCCCGGAGAGCCTGTAGAGCGGCTGTTTCATCCGATTGGCTCTGCTGCTGGAAATAAGCCTGGTCTTCCATAGCTTGCTGAGATGCTTCGGGAGCTGCCGCCTGTATACCGAGCTGCTTATAAAGTGCATTCTGCTGTTCAGCATTCTTAGAGTATTCCTGCTGAAGAATTTCCTGAGTGGCATCGTATTGACCTTGTGCTTCTTTAGAAGCTGCGGCCATTTGAGCTGTAATTTCAGGCAACTGTGCAGCAATGTTAGCAGCTTCATCGCTATACATTTGCTTTACAGTGTCTTGATTCTTACCCGCGCGCTTTTTAGTGCCTGAAATCTCAGCCTTAAGTTGTTCAATAAGTGGATCATATTGAGCACCTACAGAGCCGTAAGCCTGCTGCTTAATAGTTTCATAAGGAGTTGCACCAACATTAATGTTCTGAATCTGATTAAGCAACTGACCCAGGGGATCATTCATAGAAGGAAGACCAGCAGCAACTCGGGCTTGATCCGCCCTATTCCTAGCTGCTTTTCTTACTGCTTCTTCCGGATCTCTATTTCTTTGTGCCGCAGCCTGACGTCTAATGGCATCAGCAAGACTACTACCGGTGCCGGAAGTATCCCATCCTCCTGGTTTAGCCATTATTAAAGCCCCAATCCAGCAGCTCGACGCCTAAGTGCATCTTGTCTAGCAGCATCTTTTTCTAGACCAAGCTGACGAAGAAAATTAGTTCTCTGCATAGACAGATCACCGAGCTTGTCTTGCTGTCCTGTAGAAAGATTCTTCATCTTTGCGTTAAAGTCTGTATTATAGTCTCCAAGAGCCTTAGCGAATACACCAGATCTTAGAATACCTCGACCAGCAAAATCATTCTGCTGGTCTACCCTATCCTGATTAGCCTGACGATTCATAGCTCTCTGGGTTTCAGCATAATCACGCTTCTGAATACCTGTTTGGCGTTTATACTGAGTCTCATAGTCTTTCTGAGACTTAAGGTAGTTAGCTAGCTGCTGCTGATAGGTAGTATCCCCGGCAAGCCATTTCTGAGAAGCTGACTTCTTCTTCTTAGCCATAAGCTACTTCTTCTTCTGTCGGCGCTTAATAGCGTCTTTTCTAGCTTCTTCTTTAGCTGCTTTGTCCATATCAGCTTTAGATCGGCCTATCCAATTACCATCAGTTCTACCCTTAGCAACAGTATCTGAAACTCTAGTTAGATCTCTTTGTCCGATAGAATAGGGAATAGCCGCGCCTCTATTACCATCTCCAAAATCGGTATCTACATAACCACCACCAGTTTTAATATAAGATTCTTTCCACTTCTTACCAACTTTAGTCTTATTATAAGAGTCCTTGTTGGTCTTATACAGCTTCATCAAGGCGTCATATTGATTCTTTTTAGTGTTGTCTCTGCTTGGTTCTACAGGTACAGAACCTACAATCTTAGGGCGACTAGGCGTAATTCCGCGACGAACATACTTCTTAAGGTTATTGGGAGGAGTAGAAGCAGCTGTAAAATTCATAGCATTTGCCATTAATTAAACACCCCCTTAGATGTGTAACCGAGAACACTACTATTCATTGGATTCCCTGTAGACTGACCTTTCATCCTACGCATAATCGCATTCTTACGAGACTGTGCACGATTATCGCGTTCGTTGTACCCCTGTAGACTATTTACAGCGCCCACATTAGGAGCGTTTCTACCTGCTCCATAGGATTTATTACCTGCCGAATAAGGATTGAAAATCTTACCACTGACAGGTGTTGGTACCTGCTTATTCCCGAAGAAGTCCACTATGTTCATTAGTTCACCGCCTTTGGTACCAACTGCTTACCAGAAACAAACGCTGTAACAGTATAAAGAGATGCAGGGCCATCAGTAATATTGCCTACAGTGATCATCTCTATTTTAAATTGAAGAAGTCTAAATCTAAGAGACTTAGGAAATCTAATAAACTTGATCTGCTTACCCGTATTATCTGTCGTCTGAACAATTCCAGGAATATCTGTGAGTGGATAATCCCATGTATTTAGATCATGCCAGTGATACAGATGAAGTTGTAGCCACGTAGTTTTATACGCTGCTGAAAACGGAAACAGGGTTCCAGTTACGTTCCTTGCAGTATAGCAGTTGATACCCCAGTGCATCAAGCGCTTGAATCTATGACTGATGCCTATATCGAATTGTTTGGTAATCATAGTCAAAGAGATATCTACAGGGGAAGGCGTAATATCACCATCCTCTGTATTGTCTTCATCATAGATATCTTCCATTTGAAATATCTTGAAGTAACGTTTCCATGCTGTAGTTACTCCAGATCCACCAGAATCCGGTGTCTTAGCTAGTGTTGATCCTGCTACGTATGTATCAAAACCCCTAAGAAGATCCGTATTAGTATTATCCAGACGCATTATGGGACCTAGATAGGCTATATTAATATCGTTAGAATCCCACCGTGTCCAAGCCCTAAGTCGAAGATGATACACATATAGTTTATTATAAAATCTAACTACTGCTCGATCTCCAACTACTCTAAGCCAGAAAGGATATTTCCACCATTGGCCGCCCATTTCATAATCGTTATCTACAGGGAGAGATTCATCGTATTCAAATGGCAGCTTAACGCTAACTCTGACAAAGTCATAATTAGACATTTCATAAACTTGATTATACTTAAGAACAAATACTGAGTTTTCATATACGTCTACACAACGAGGACCCATCGCGCCAATATCGCCATTAATAGGTTCTAGAATAGCTTGTGCTGGAGATGTGTCGTAAGTCAATACATAAGTAGCGTTATCCTTAAAGATAACCATGTTTCCCTGATAGATTACCAATTCGTTAACGGCATCTCCATCGCCAGGATTAATATCGAAGAAGTTAACACCTGGCCATGCAGCAGAGAAGTTCGCAAGTTCACTGAAGAACAATCGAGAGTTATTAGCCTCATTACGACGACCACTAATCCACAAACGATCCTTGTAAACTACAGATGCGTAACCTACAGGCATCGACGCGATGACAGTTACAACACCTGTAGAGAGGTCATATTTTGCCCCAAGTCCCGTGTTACCAATATCAGGAACCAAATAGATATCATTATCGTATCGATGAGCTTTACTATGTGACCCTGGGGTGATGAGAGCTAGAATACCTGTGTTAGGTCCATCCACATAATAGATATATGAACTAGCAGTACCCGTGTGATTACTATTGATAATGATAAATCGGTAACCCTCAAAGGTGCCTGTACCAATAACTAGCTGATAGGAATCGGGAGGGTCAGAAGCACTAGACGATGAAGTATTAGATGTTGATGTTAGCAATGACCAAGGAGGTCTAGACTTAAGAGAACCATCAAGTTGAATATCAAAATTAATACAATCAACCATCTCGTCATCAGCAATTTTAGCTGGGTCAGAGTAATTGTTAATACCTCCTGAAAATGGACCTACTTCTAGTTCCTGTATTGCCGTATTAGTTTTGGAAGGCATTAAAAATAGCCTCCCCAGTATCCGTAGTTTCCGTAATTCTCATCTTCCGGGAGTGTTGTGATACGCGGATAGTATTCTTGTGAAATCCACTTATTACGGTCATTCAATTTCATAAGTTCATCAGCTACAGAAGCCTTCTTAAGTTCTGCTTTCTGATAGTCCTCATCCAGTTCATAAGCCTGCTGTAGACAATAATTAACTACAGTATTATGATATTGGAGTGGAATCGATAGATCATCAGCTAGTGTGCCTACAGAGGCGGGATGCTTAATATAGTATATCGTAAGTCCGTTAGTTACATTTTCATTAGGCTTGGGGAATACAGTAATCTTATTATTCCAAACCATGAAAATCTCAGGAATACCCGGACCATAAGGACTTACACCATCAGCAGCACTATAACCATCAATATATTCATTAAATTCGGCAAAGGACATCGGCTTAATTCGGTAACCCTTATACTTAAGGCTACGAAGTACACTAAAGTCTGCTGGGACGTCGTATTCCATCTGGCTTTGAACAATATTAGCTGACGCAGTAGTTTCCATAAGGCCCTCGTTTTCGAGCCCTACTTTTTCTTGAGCGTCATTAATCCAACGAATAATATCATCGTCAGTTATTTGAACACCTGACTCATCACCAAATGTACGTTTTACTCTTGTGACGACGTCCTGGACGTTCAAAGTCAATCACCTCCCCGTTCATTTTAATGGTATATGACGACTTATTATTACGAAGAATGGCCGCGGCCATCTCATGCAATTCTTGACGCTGTTCCATATCTTCTTTGGCACGTACTAGTTCGAGAGCATTATTATAGTTCTCGATAAAACTTAGCTTGTTGGGGGAGTTTGTTTGATCTGATTCAAATACTCTTGCCAAAAGACGTTCGTCAGCTTCTGGTGCAAAGCAGACTGCATAAGGTGCTCGTCCTGGTGGGAAAGCGACAACCCGAAAGGCAAGGTCTCTTTCACTACGCTGATTCGGGGGAATGAACTGGAGTTGCAATGTAGGATCATAATCCTGTAGGACCTCATTAATTCGAATCTGTTTCTGGCTTACAAAAGTTCCGTCTACAGGGAAGTACCAATTGCCATTAAATACTCTGTCTGACATTAAAGTACCCTCCTGGCTACAATACTCCCGCTGTAGACAGAGCTAGCAGTAGCAGCCGCGACAGCAATAATATTAGCTGTAGTTCCGCCAGGAGCAATGACACGAACTCTAAGCTGTCCAGTACCTACAGCTCCAGTAGTGCCAGGAACAGGATTAAGGACACGACTAATAGCCGTAGTACCTATACGCAGACGCATATTAGTTTGTTCAGTCGCAGCTACTGTAGTTCCACCAATAAATGTAATAGCTTCCAGATCCCAAGTTCCTGCGGCCAAAGCTACAGTTTCGCATACTGTAACTCCAGCGCCAGGAGCAGCAACCGTAGCAGTATCCGTAACTGAAGTACTATTCTCAGCAGGGTTGGGTATAGTTGCTACTCTGTTATTAGGATCAGTCTGATCCAGCTTAACTGTGCTGTTAGCCGGATCGATCTTAATTGTGTTACCGGTGGTCGCAATAGTTACTGATTGCGCAGCCCCACCCGCAGCAGTACTAACTTGTCTGGCGTAAGAACCATCTCCCAGTTTAACAAAGGAGTTTTGCTGCATAGTATTAACTGACTCGGCCTCTGGAGCCGCCATTAACCTCGTTTCATTTACAAGAAAGGCGCCTACAGGGGGTTAACCTATAGACGCCTCTCTAAGAGAATTACTTATGCTTCAGTAATATCTGTGATCTTACCGTGAGAGTTACGACGGTGGGTACCGAGCTGGCAGTACTTATAAAGTGTAGCGTCATAAGCATCATAACCAATAACGCGCTGCCACTTGGAACCGTCTCGGTCCATAAAGGACCAGTCTGATTCCCTGTAGATCTTAAGTTCCTTCTCGTTAATGAAGTACATACGGTTAGGCTGGCAGTCAACATCGGTGATAACCGGGATTTCACCGTTATCTGTAGCGAATGCTAGACCCTTAAATCCGCCCTCAAAGTCCTTCGTGTCACAATAACGTCGCTGCTGAGTAAGCAGGTTGAAGTAAGCGCGACGGACACCGAGGGTAGTAAAGATAGCCGTAGTATTCCCACCATTGGTGTAAACATCATCGACCATCTTAATCATCAGACCCTCAGAAAGAGCCCGACTAACCCCACCGTTAGAGTTAATAACAGACTTCCACAGAGGCTCTGTGGCAGGATTAATATTAAACAGAGGAGCCGTATCATCAACAATCTGGGCCAGACCGATAATTTCTCGGTTAAGCGAACCCTGACGGACAACAATATCCGTGTTAACTGTAGCTACACCAGGTGCTGTAGACACCGTAAAGTTGGTGTTCTTAGTAATGGCGGTAATAGTCACGCCACCTACAGCAGTCTTGAGGGTAACACCTGTAGCGTCGTAAACATCTACAAGCATTCCAACTTCAAGATACTGGGTATTCGTAGCCGGGATAACCGCAGCCGCGTTAGCACCAGTAATAGTAGCGAGAGCACCTACAGAAGTGCCATAAACCTGACGGTTAAAGTCCTTCGCCAGATCTCGCTGAATACCATTAACTTCCTCATCAAGAACTGATGCGAAAGCCTGGAAATTACTCTGGGCCAATTCCATAGACTGACCCGAAAGTCTAACAGAACCATACTGGTAGCTCAAAAGAACCTGAGCACGGGCATAACCCTGGTTCTGAGCTACAGGAAGCTGTTCCATTTCAAGTCGCGCACCAATACCATGGTTACGCTTGACGTGAACAGGAAATACAACGTACTTACCGCCGACTTCAGAAGTAACACCTTCTGAAGTTTGCTCAATACGCTTAGAAGTTTTAAGCCAATTCTGAAGCTGTTCACGAATACGCGGTTCGTAAATTTCCTTCAGAATATTAGTTGCTGTGGTGAGCGTAGCTCCCATTAACCTCCGGACTTAAGTTACTGTTGCCGCGCTGCGGCCTCAGCCATCTTTGCAACGAGATTACGAGTTTCTTTGTTACTAAGCTTAGTTGGATCGATCGCATTAGAGGGAATACCATTCCCACCAGAACTACCAAGAAGCGTAGGTGCAAAAGGCTGAGGAGTAATACGTTGAACCAGAGCCTGATAAGACTTTACTGCGTCTTCTCCAGACATACCCAGTTGCATCTTAGCGAGAACGTAATCCTCGTCGTATTCTCCATGCGCTGTCTTAAGATCTTCAAGTTCCTTATTAAGCGCGTTATCAGCGTTTGCATCCTGCTTAGCCTGCGCATCATTCAGTACAATTTGGGATACAGCTTGAAGAAGCCCATCATGCTGATTAAGCTTTTCCAGAATCTCAGGAGGAAGATTACTGAGAGGATTCTCTTCCTCTTCCTCTGTTTCCTGGCCTTCCGGCTGTTGTCCAAAATTATAAGCACTCTGGAGAGCAGAATACACGTTCCGAGGATTATTATTGATCTCGTACAGGAGCCTAATACCCTGTTCGAGTTCCTCAGAAGTAATACCATGCTCTACATAAGGCTTATACGCCTCGAATTGAGCAAGCTGGGCATTAACAGATTCCACACGCTGGTTAGCGGAATCATCCCACTTCTTAAATGTAGGCGTAACTACTGAATGAAATTGTTCTGGCAGCAAATCAAGAACTTCACTCCACGCCGGATTAAGCCCTGGAGAACCTTCGCCCGTCGGCTCGATTCCCTGTACTTCTCCGGTCGATTCGATAGGAGTTCCCATTATTTCCTCTAATTTCCAGGCTCGTACCTCTCGTTACCGGAGGCCCTAAACCTATTTCAATTAAATGGGCTTACCTTCGCGAGGTTCGCTCTTAGATTTATTTTCCTGTGCCACCATAGCCCTTACAAAACAATCCTTAGCTTCAAGGAGCTTTCGAAGACCCGCAGTAAGCTCAGGATCATCATCAATTCTACCCAGAATAGTTTCAGAAAGTTCTGCGCAAGCAAATGAAATAAATCGAAGAGGCTCAGGAAGATGATCGTATTCAAAGAAACGAGTAATAGCTTCTACAGAAGGGTGTCTATTCATTAATTCTTAGCCCCACTATCCTTCTTGCGTCGGGCTGCGATACGTCGACTAATTGCATTCATCTTAGCATCTCCACCCGAGGGTTGTCCAGCGCTCCCTACAGGAGAATTATTAGCCTTAGTAAGACCAGGGGGAAGCTGCTTCTTCATTATGCGACCCTCGCAGTCTGGGCAGGGTAGTAATCAGTAATAGAAGCCTGCTGACCTCTACAGGCGCGCCAAGCGAAAATAAGGTCATTAAGAGTCATCGTCGCCATATTCTCGGCGGTGTAAGTAAACGCGTCAAAGGTATTCAGCGCAGTCTTAATTGCTGTAATATCCTCAGTCTCCGCGTAATTCGTAATAGGGTTAGTGGCTGCACCCTGAGTTCTACGAATGTCGGTATAGTTAAGATTTACTGCCCCCAAAAGAGCATCTGCCATTAGCCTCCAAATCCTCCACTAACGGGCGCCTGCCCAGTATCTACCATTTGTTGTGCTGTTCCATCAGTAGAAGCCTGTCCCGGAGTAATAGGCTGAGCACCTTCACTAGGAGCAGGCATACCAGGAATCATACCCATAGCCATCATATGCTGATTAACATGGGCTTCAAACAGATCCTTAATACGCTGAGGAAGCTGTTCATATTCCTGACCCTTGCGATAGTTATTGTGAACCTGAATATGAATTTGATGGTTATCGTAACTATTAACAGGTACAATAAGAGGAGGTTCAGTAGGCATGCCCATTTCATCTACAAGGGGTCCACCAGTATTAGGATCAACCATTATAGCTTGCTGAGTAACAGGATCAGTACCCTGGAAGGTTTGCAGATACTGAGCCATATTTTCTTCGGTAACAGTACTCATCTTCATATTCTCACGTGCAGCCTGAGAACTATCAATCTGAATCTCTTCATAAAGTCTGTTAACTCCGCCAACTTCCATAAGCTCAAGACCCTTTTCCGGTGGAATAAATCCATTGGTCATAAGATCCATCAATAGAGCTTGCTTACCAGCTTTAGAAGTTGGGAGAGCTGAGCCAGCCTCAACCCTAATATCCGTATTAGATCGGAGATCTGAACCAGCGAATGCCATTACATTAAATTGCCCATCGCGACCAACTACTCTAACTGCACGAGGGACAGTCCAGTATTGCTTCACATAATTGAGAGTCTGATAGCCTATCTTCTCAAAACCTTCTTCAATACCAGCAAATGTAGTACTGAGCATAGATTCGTCTTGCTCCTGTAGGAAGCTAATAGCCGTTGCGGCTGTTACTCCCGGAGGAACTTGACCCTTAGATACCTGATGCTGGCCACTAAGATCTTCAAAATCCAAAAGCTGTCGTTCAATTTCCTGAACAACATAAGAAGGAAGATCTTGAAGTGGAAGAGGCTGAGGAATAGGAAATCCAAGTTTATAAAGAATAACTTGACCCGGCTCAGTAGTTATCTTGGAAGCATCAATAGAACCTTCAGCCGCCAACAATTGTGGGTGACCCATACGATTTTTAGCTTCAATGATTTGACCACGAGTACGATTGTACTCTCGCTGAACAGGGATCAAGTCTGTAATAACTGAATCAGCATAGAATCTACCTGTAGGCAAATGAGGAAATCTAATAAATGGGTATTGCTGATGGTGGTAAGGGTTACCTTCAGTATACTGAACGATAGTATCACCGATAATAGTATACATTCCTCCATTAGGCATAAATTCTACATGCCCTGGCTTTACCCAAACTTCGTAACAGAGAATAGCATTCTTGCGAAAATCGCCTGCCCCAACAAGCTGCAAGAAGCTATCATTAAGGATATCGTTAGCTTCCATTACATTGGGCTGTGCCTTAATACCAGGATAACGCGCCTGTACCCATTCAGGACTCTTGGTCTGAATATGGATAATA